AGTTATCTTCCCTTTACCTGAAGCCGGGATAAACTCTTGTATTCTCTTTTGAGGGAATTCAGATTGTTCAGGCATTTTTCGTTTTAAGATCATAAACTCAACTTCAATTTTATTTATATCAACATTGAATTGACTGGAGAAGAAATGTTTATACAGCAATAACTGATTTATTTTATTTTCATCTTTCTTTTGATAATCACCCCAAGACATTTTTGATGTTTTAAAATCATAAATTTTAAATGTTTCCGTAGGTTCATGATACATTACCAAATCAATAAATCCTTTGAATATAACGTTGTTATACTGTTTATTTGGCGTTGTTAATATGGGTATCTCAACTCCTACTAAATGCCATCCTCGTTTACTAAAGTATGATCCTTTTTTTCGCTTAAGAAAATTTAAAATTTCAATTCCATCATCAAAATATTCCCTCATTTCTTCAGGATTACTAAAATGTGTGTTGTTATTTTTTTCGTAAGTTGTTCTATATTCAGTTCTAAAGTTTTCTGCGAAATCTTCCTCTAAATCTAATTGATCTGCTACTACTGTACTTTGGGTGTACATTATAGTAATGTATTTTTGGATAGTATTGTGCATACTTGTTCCAAATATGGAATTTATACTAGCATCAAATAAATAATTTCCTTCCTTATATTTTAATGCCCATTGTTTTGGGCAGTTAGTAAAGGTAGATAATTGACTATATGAAATAGACTTTTGAAAAGCATAATTTATCTCAGGTAATTTATACTTTTGTATAGACTTAACTATTGATGGGGTTTTTTTACCGGCCATCTTGTATTTCTTTTAATGCTCTTTGCATATATAAAATGTCATCTAATTTTTCTTGGATTGAATGTTCTAGCCAATCTTCTAATGATAAATCTTTTCTATCAAGATTCGTTCCATATTTTTTCTCCCCAAATTTAGCTCGCTCAACAAATCTTTCAATAATTGTTTGAACTATAGAGTCGGGGGTAAAATCGTTATACTTTACTGGCATTCTTCTTTTGTTTTTTAGGTTGAGGTTTATTTATTCCCATACTATCTAAAATTTCTTCTACCTCACCTTTAGATAAGAGTTCTAAATATTCAGAAGCCTCTCTATTAGAACATTCATAGTATTTAGATATGTTATCTAGCAACTCAGGATCTTGAGGTTTCTTAGTAGATTTACAATATGGGAAATAATTCTTTTGAGATTTTGGAATTAAGGAACAATATACTATGTATGATTTTTCTTTATCTTGAATATTCAGTTTCTGAACATAATTAACTATATCTAAATAACCTTGATTCATTGAAAGAAATTTATTAATCATGAAAATATTATATGTCTTTTTATCTTCCTCAGAAAAGTCATTCCAATTTTTCTTAAAACTGATTATTTGTTTTATCCAGTCAAATAATGATAATGAACTACTTTGTTGGATCTTCTTTTTCATACAAATCTATAAATTCTTGTTGCAATTCTTTAGGTAATAATTCTATTAATACTTTTCCAGTTTTGATATCATAGAAGCAAGGGATCGGGACAATAGCGTCGTCCGAAGTACCTGCTACGAATTTAGATAATTTTTTTAACACTACTCCTTCTGTAAACACACAATTTCCTTCAGGTGAAAATACAGTTGTTGCTAATTTAATGTCGATTTTTGGTTGGTTTACTTGTGATGGTCCGTTCATTTTATATAATTTGTTTTTGTTTAATTGTTTCTAATATGCGAGATATACATCCTACAATGTTGATTTCTTTGTCTAAGACAAATGATGAATGATACATATATTCTTCAATGATTATGGTTATCATACCTTCTCTATTAAGAGCGTATTTTTCAATCTGCTCATATAAAAACCGATAAACGTCTTCATATGAAGATAAATCAGCGTCCGCCAATAATTGTCTAATGTTTGTAAAACTGCTGTATGTGGGTTTTTTTAATTCGTTTAATATACCATTTAAGTAAGCATCATTTGTATTTAATTCTCTTACATTAAGTACGAGCTTTCCATCACTGCTATATTTTTGGAAGGCATTGATGGTTTTTCTGAGGTCGGGATAATACTTTTTAATGATAATAGCTAAATCTTCCTTTTCGTACTGAATATTTTCTTCGGTAAGAATGCTGTCCATAAAAAACGCAATGTCTTTCTTAGATGGAGCTACTAAATCAAATTCAGTACATCTACTTCTTAACGGATCTATTAATCTTTCAGCATAATTACCTGTTAAAATAAATCTAACATTTAAACTATAAGTTTCCATCATATTGAGTAATAATACTTGTGATGCTTGAAGTAAATGAGTAGCTTCATCTAAAATGATTATCTTTAATGGTTTGAATGTTGCCGATGAAGCGAATGAACCTACTTTATCTTTAATATCATCCATGCTTCTATGTTCAGTAGCATTCAAATATATATAATCACAATCAATATTATTTACTAAAATCTTAGCTAATGTGGTTTTTCCAGAACCCGGTTTACCAGCAAAGAGAAGATGAGGAATTTGTTGTGTATCAATATATTCCTTAAATTTTAACTTGTGTTCCTCAGAACATATAAAAGTATCTAAAGTATCAGGACGGAACTTTTCATTCCATATTGTATGGTTTCTTTTCATAACTTTTTATTTTACATAAGATAAGTAGAGGAGTTGGTAAAACCAACCCCTCATATTTATTTTTAATAAAACTGTTGTGGATCAACAGCCGAATTCTTCTCTTCAGGAACATCTATAATAGCTCCTTCAGTTAATAACACAATACCAGCTACTGAAGCTGCATTTTCTAAAGCGCATCTTACTACTTTAGCAGGATCAATAATACCTTTATCCTTCATATTTACATACTTATCACTTTTTAAATCATAACCTCCCCAAACTGACTTATCAGGTAAACTAGTCATAATTTTATAAATGTTTTCGTCACTATATCCTGCGTTTGATAGTATTTTTCTAAATGGTGAAGAACATGCTTCGTATACTATTTGAGATCCTATACTTTTACCAGTAATACTTTTACGTGCCTTAATTAAAGCAATACCTCCTCCTGGAACAATACCTTCATCGATAGCTGCTTTGGTTGCATGTAAGGCATCATCCACTCTATCTTTTTTCTCTTTCATCTCAGTTTCTGTATTGCCACCAACATGAATAATTGCTACTCCACCTGTAAATTTAGCTAAACGTTCTTGTAATTTTTCAGTTTCAAAAGCTGTTGTTGATTTTTCAATTTGGAGTTTTAATTCTTCAATACGTGAAGAAATACTTTCTTCATTACCCTTACCATCAACAATTGTAGTTTGTTCTTTTTTAACAGTAACCATTCTAGCTTCACCAAACCATGCCCAATCAAACTTATCTAATTTCATTCCTTTTTCCTTACTAAACACTTGTCCTCCAGTTAAAACTGCAATGTCTTCTAGAATTAATTTACGTCTATCTCCAAAATCAGGGGCTTTAACAGCACATACTTTAATTGTACCTCTCATTTTATTAACAATAAGAGTAGCTAATGCTTCATTATCAATATCTTCAGCTATAATTAAAAGCGAACGACCAGTATTTGAAACTCCTTCCAAAATTGGTAAAAGTTCTTTTACTGTATTAAATCTACTATCTGCTATTAGGATATATGGATTATCTAATAAACAAGACATAGTATTGTTATCAGTAACAAAATAGTGAGATTTGTATCCTCTATCGAATTGCATCCCTTCTACTGTTTCTAAATATGTTTCTCCGGTTTTGCTTTCTTCAATGTGTACTACTCCTTCAATTCCTACCTTACTCATAGCGGTTGCTATTAATTTTCCAGTTTCAACATCATTATTAGCAGAGATAGTAGCAATTTGCTCAAGTTGATCTTCTGATGAAATTGTGGATTTAATATCCTTATGAATATATTCTACTACTTGTTTAACAGCAATATCAATATCTCTTTTAATTTGGACTGCATTTTCACCATTATTAAGGTGTTTGAAACCATCATTAATCATTTTACTAGCTAATAGGGTAGATGTTGTTGTACCATCACCTGCCGCGTCTGCTGTTTTGATTGATGCTTGTTTAATTAACTGTGCACCTAAATTTTCAATAGGATCTTCTAATTCATTTATTCTTTTAGCTACTGAAACCCCATCTTTTGTACTGTTAACAGAATTTCCATCTGAATAGATAATATTTCTACCATGAGGACCTAATGTGCTTGTAACTACTTCGGCTATTTTATTAACTCCTTGTAATAACTTCTTTCGGGAGTTTGCTCCCAATTCAATTTTTTGTTTTGACATATTTATAACTTTTTAATTAATTTTAGCAAGTATACTGTTTTCGCATCCAATGAAATATTCTTCACCTTCAAATTCTAACTTTGTAAATCCCATAGAAGGTAATACTACTTTATCTCCTACTTTAAGTACGGTGTTAATAAAATGATCTCCAGTGATTGAGAATTTTCCAGGGCCTACGTCTACTACTGTGGCTTGTTTGTTTTTTTCATTCCCCATATCAGGAACTACTATTGAACCAAATTTGGACTCATCTTCCTCAATTGGTTTAACGATAACTGCATCAAATAATGCTTCTAATTTTTTCATAACTGTTTTTTTTGTTTAATTAAATATAATAAAGGTAAATTGAATTACCAAATTTATTTTTGTTTGTTTTATATAAACTTAACTTGTTGATACTTCAGTATTACCATCTTTATCAATATAAACAATAGTCATTGATTTACCCTTATACTTAGGATATCTACCTTCTATACCATTGATTAGTTCAGTTGTATTTGTTCTAATATTAGATGTATAAAATAAGGGTTTTCCTTTTTTAAGACTATTTACATCCGATGTACCATTTGATTTCAATCCACCATCTAACACGTAAATACCTTCTACTCTATCATCAAGATAATCTTTTATTTCGCTTGGGTTACTGCTAGTTGTTATTTCTTCCTTTATTACTTTTCTAACTTCTTCTCTAATTAGTTTTTTAAATTCTGTGATTTTCATTGTTTAGTTGTTTAGTATAGGAGTTGCTTGGAAATGTACATATATTCTTCGTCTCTATTATCTTTCACGGTTACTTCATAATTATCTTCAAGCTCTTTTTTCATTGCTGCTGTTGCAGCTGCTTCAGTCGTGTAAATACTGTGGATCTCACCTGATTCCGGAGTTCCTTGATTTGTATGGTGCAGTACAAATACTGTTTTTCCAGTTACTTCATTTACTACTGCTCTAACCTCTTCTCTGATTAGTTTTCTAAATTCTGTTATTTTCATTGTTTGTTTATGTTTAAGTT